AAATAGATAAAGGCAATATTAATGGTGCTGAAACATATAGTAAACTTCTAAATACTTGGAATGTAAGTTATCAGCGTGGTAATACTCTTGCTAAAGGATTTATGAATATTACTGAGAGTGGGCTTAATGCCTTACAATCAGGTCTTACAGACTACTTCCAAATTGGTAATGCAGGTTACGCAAAGTGGTCGGATCTTAGAGATAAATTAACTAAAGCTATTTTAAATGGTTTAATGCAGGAACTAGTAATTAAACAAGCAATTGCTATGATTGGTATGGTTACTTCTAGTGCTCCTAGTTGGTTAGGCGCAGCTATCAGTATTGGATCTGCTTACTTTGGGGCACAGGCTGGTGTATCTGCTGCACAAGCTGCTGGTACTTATTCTGGTGGAGCAGATTCAGAATACAACCTAAATAATACACACGTTACTCCTAGAGGTTCTTGGGCTAAAGGTGGTATTAGCATAGATGGTAACCCAACCTACCTAGCTAAAGGTGGTAGTTATGTGAACTCTATAGTTTCCAGTCCTACTTATGTCGCTAAAGGTACTATTGCTGGTGAAGCCGGTGCTGAAGCTGTTATGCCTTTACAAAGAGACTCTCAAGGACGTCTAGGTGTTAATACTTCTGGTAGTTCTAATGGAATGCATAATGTAAAAGTTGAAATTATTAATCACTCAGGTGAAGAATTAAAAGTCACTAAATCTGAAGGTAAATTTAATGGAGAAGCCTTTGTTCTATCTGTAGTTATTGATGCTATTAAAAGAAATAAGAATGGAATGAAAGATTTAGTAAATGGTGGTAGGTAATTAAGCTTACTTTAAGGTTACTTATGATATAATAACAAAATTAAAGGATGTGTATGGCAGCTTTTCCATTACCAAATAATAATCCTCTGGCTCCATACCCACGTATAGGATCTAGTACCAAGACGTCTATCCCTATTACTAAGACTGCTTTTGATGGAAACTACTTACAAGTTCGTAGAATATCTACTAGAAGTCGTAAGGTATTTAAGTTAGAGTATCCAACTTTAACACTACAAGAGTTTAATATACTACAAGATTTCTTTAATCTATATGTTGGTACAGTATTTACTTTTACTCACCCAGTAGAACTACAAGATTACCAAGTAACATTCTCTACTGGTGAGTTAGACGAAGTGTATAAAACATCTAATACTATAGATACATCTATAACACTAGAATCAATTTAAGGACTTTCATGGCTTCACAAGTAGTAATTGAAGAGAAAAATAAATTAGGTACTGATAGTGTCTTCATGATACTTCTTGAGATTACTATTCCTGGAACTCCTATAGTATATATTACTAATAATGGAGATAATATTACATGGCGTGGGCATGAGTGGTTAGCTTTTCCTTTTGAAATATCAGAGTTAAATGAGAATTCAACAGGAGAAGTTCCACAGTGGACTATATCTTTAGATAATAGACAGAGAGTTATGGAAAAGTATCTTATGGACTATGATTATTATCTAAAGATCAATGGTATTGAAGGTAATGAGATTACATGTAATTGCTATGTCGTTAATTCAAAAGATTTAGCAAATACTGAGGCTATTAAAGAAGTTTATTTTGAATTAAATAATCCATCTACAACACATGAAATAGCTACATTTACCTTAACTGCTAATAGCCCTTTTGGTATTACTATACCTAAACGTAAGTATCTTAAGCAATTTTGTTTTTGGAAATTTAAAGGTATAGAATGTTGTGGTAGTTTACCTTGTACTAACCCATTGTTAGCTGCTGGTACTACTTGTGACAAGTCATTACTTCAATGTGAGTCTTATAATAACTCTGGAAGATTTGGTGGATGGCCTTCAGTAGGTCTTGGTGGTGTTAGACTATGAATAAATATATTGGTATACCTTTTGTTGATAAAGGTTCTTCACTAGAAGCTTGTGATTGCTATGGTCTTGTACGCTTAGTATATAAAGAAGAATTACAAACTACTATTCCTGATTTTAATAGTTCGTGTAAAGATACTAAACGTATATTTTCTGATTACTTAAAGCAGATTGCAGAATATTGGGAGTTAGTACAAGAACCACAAATATATGATGTAATTGCTATGGCATATGATCCTCAACACCCAAAAATAGTACAGCACTTTGGTATTTATATTGGTAATGGTATGATGTTACATACCTTAGAACATATAGGTTCTTTTACAGTTAAAGTTTCAGAATTTCAGTATTATATAAAAGGAATATATAGATGGAAGTTATCAAGCTAGATAAACCAGTATTTACTGAGCGTTCAAGAGTAGCTGAAGCTCAACTAGTAGCACATAATAATCCTTTTGATAGTAATGATATAACAGCTATAGCTGTGCCAGTTGGTACTAGTTGTTACGCTATGTTAAAAGACTTTAACTATGATATAGAGTACTATGATTTAGTTATTGCTAGAAATCAAGAGATTATAGAAGTAGACTTTATAGTTGAAGATTATGATATTATTAGTTTTTCTTTAGTTCCTAAAGGTGGAGGTGGAGGTAAAAATATACTTAAAATAGTTATTGGAATTATTCTAGTAGTAGTTGGTATGCTTACTATATTTTCACCATTTACTTCAGGAATACTTATAAATGCTGGTATAGGACTAATTATTGGTGGTGTAGTTGGAATGATATTCCCACCTAATATACCAAAACTACCTTCATTAGATTCTTTCGATAATTCCACAACTTATGGTTGGAATATTTCTGGTAACCAGATTGCTCAAGGTTACCCAATACAAATTCTTTATGGAACTATGCGGATTACACCGCAGTATGTTGGTAAGTACCTAGATACTATTGAAGATAAACAATACTTAAAAATTTTACTAGCACTTGGTGAAGGAGAATTTAGTAGTATATCAAATATAATGATCAATGATACTGAAGCTGCTTCATTTACTAATGTAATTTATGAGACTAGACTTGGTAGTAATAACCAAACTACTATTCCTGATTTCCAAGATACTTGGTCTGATAGAAGTATCAATAAAAAGCTTATAGATGCTACTACTTGGATTCAAGATAGCACAATAGGTGACGCTGTAACAAGTCTAACTATTGGATTAGTATTTCCTCAGGGTATATTCTATGCGAATGATTCAGGTGGTATGTCAGATTATTCTATTAAAATTTCAGTAGAATATAAACCACATAGTTCATCTACTTGGTTACAACTACCTAATAGTGGTCATGTCATGGATACTATGTACTATTACGTGGATCAGACACCAAGTGATAGTTCCTATCTGAATATAATACCAACAGCTGATAATAATGGGCCTTATAAGGTGTATAAGAAACAGGTAACAGCTAAGGGTGATCCAGTAGTACCAACATACTATGTTGGTGATATTACAACTAAACCTATTACTGCTGTTGGGCATATAGCGTATCCACCAGGTTCTACAGCAGCTAATAGTGGTAAAAACGCTCGTTCTCGTACTGATACTGGTACTACTCAGTATGCTTGGTGTGAAGTTAAATCAGATTTTACTGGTGACTACTTCACATTTACTGATAAACGTTCATCAACAATACGCAAATCGTTTAAAGTAACTGGACTTGCTCCAGATATGTATGATATTAGAGTTAAGTACTATGTAAACCCTGATCTTAATTCTAGATATGGTAGTTCTTGTTACTTTGAGTATCTACAAGAAGCTATTCCTGATGATTTTACTTATCCTAATACCGCTTTATTAGGTATGAGTATTCTTGCAACAGACCAACTATCTGGTGGTCTTCCAAAGATTACATGTCTTGCTAGTAGAATTACTGGTACTTATGGTAGACTAGATAACCCAGCTTGGGCAGCTTTAGATTTACTTACTAATACTAGATACGGTGCTGGAGTTAGTTTAGATAGAGTAGATTTACCTAAGTTTACTGAGTGGGCAAACTACTGTACTGCACAAAATTTTACTGTTAACCTTTATATTGATCAACAACTAACTCTAGTACAAGGATTACAATTAATAGGACAACTTGGTAGAGGAAGAGTAGTTCAATTTGGTTCTGATTTTTCAGTATTAATAGATAAGCCAGATATACTACCAACTCAAGGTTTCCTATTCACTATGGGAAATATCATACAAGATTCTTATAGTATGGATTTTATTCCACTAAAGGATAGAGCTAATATTATTGAGATCACTTATTATGATATTGAAAATGACTATCTTAGAACAGTATTAGAAGTATCTCAAGGAAATTATGATTTAAATAATCAAGTCAATAAAACTACAATAGATTTACTTGGTTGTGTAACTAGAGAACAGGCTTTACGACAAGCAAGATTCCATCTAAATCAAAATAGATTTATAACAATAACTAGTAGCTTTGAGGTTTCAATAGATTCTTTATACTGTAAAATAGGTGATATTATTAACGTGGCTCATGATGTCCCTCAATGGGGGTTTTCTGGTAGAATAATCAGTAATACTATTAATACTATAGTAGTAGACAGATATGATTTAATTATGTTAAATACTAATCCACATTGGATACAAATATCTGATGCTAATACTGATGAACAAATATATGTACAAGTTAGTAGTATATTTGAAAATACAGTTACTACTGTTACTAATCTACCTATACTAGGAGAATACTCTGTATATTCTTTTGGCGAAGTTAATCGTCATGCTAAACAGATGCGTATAATATCAATTAGTACTGCTGGAGATCTTAAACGTAAAATATCTGCTGTTGAGTATGTACCAGAAGTATATAATGATGTAGTAGATATTACACAAATTGATAATATATCTTATGGGCAAACTTTAGGTATTACTATTTCAGAATATTTAAGTATTGCTAAAGATGGTACAATACAACCTATAGTTCAGTTATCTTGGAGAGGTTCTGCATTAAGCTATGAAGTTAGTTATATGCAAGAAGGTGATAGTATCTTCATATCTGCTGGAACTGCTAGAGGTAATTCTATGGATATATCTGGGCTAACTGAGGGTAATACTTATACCTTTATGGTTGATGGTATACAAAATACCTATACAGTTCTTGGTAAAACACAAGCTCCTGATCCAGTTAGTAATTTAGTTGGTACTGAGTTA